CACTGTGCGTTAAAGTTTTATTATGCTTACTGTGTAGATCTGCAACCAATTCGATTCACGTTGGAAATAGGGGATTTGAAATATTGGAAGTTTACAAAAAGCAAATCTTCTTTGAGACGATATCGTAAGTTTGAAGATGTGGATCTGAAGGGTATGACAGTAAAATTCACTTCCTCCCCTAGTAAAAAGCAAGCACAACATATAATTTTGGGAGAGGTAATAGTGCAATTAATTAAGATTTTTGAGGCCACTCGACATGAAGTACCACTTGAGAAAGATTTGATACGACATATTATATCACTATCAGTAAAACAGCAAAGGTTATCTGGAATAGATCTGGGAGATATTAGTGATGATATGGTTGAGAAGATCTATAAGAAAGTGAGGTTGTTTTTCATGAGTGGGGATTCTGGATTGCATGTATTATTTAAAACTAGGCACCAAGAGCGTACGTATGCCCCTGATAGTTACGAATTGAGGTTGGATGGGACAGTAAGTGCTAAGCATGCTAGGAATAGCACTGTTCATATAGATATAGGAGCGAAGTGGACAGATGGAGGAGCTTATCTGAAGTATTTGCAGCTTTTCGGGGATGAAATGGATTCATACGATGAGATAGAATTAGGGTACAATGATGCTCAGACGATAAATAAAACTTATTTGAAGTCGAAGGATGGTACTATGATGATTTCAGATGGGGATGTGGAGTCGTTAGATTTGAGTATCAACTCTATGATGCTGATGTTGTATATGATGATGGGTTCATTATGGATAATAAAAGAAGACACGCATATGTATCGTATGTATCAATACTTACTAGAGGGGTGTGCAGAGCAATTGGCAGGAAAGTGTGTGCGTTGGTTGAAAGATTTTGTTTTTCTATTAGGAGTGATGCCTTCAGGGAGTTTAGAAACATCTCACGGGGATTCATGGATAGTAGGAGTGATGATGTTTCTAACATTTGTGTTTTACAAGATGAGAGTATCGAATGTGAAAGATAGAAAATCAATATGGGCAGCATTGGCGGCTAGGAGGTTAGTCATGCTTATAACAGGAGATGATTTCGTGTATGCGTATCCGCGAAATTTGGATGCGTTAATAGGTATAGATCGGTTCTGTGAGTATGTGTCTCAAGTTTATCATATGGTCTTTAAAACTCGTAATAAATACTATTCGTTAGTTACGTATTTGCGTGTTCAAAACAGTCAAGTAATGGAAGTGGTGTATCAAGGACCGAGTTATTTAAAAAGGTCTTGGATATTAGCTGAAAATTTTAACATTCACCTGACAGACCCAGAAGTAGCTAAGATAGTACCTTGGAGGCCATTTGTGCAGTATAAATGGCGTATGGCAATACCTAAAGATAATAAAGATTTATTCTGTAAGAATATGGCGCGTTTAATAGGGTTGGCGTATGATTCATTGGGAGTGGAACCTATAACATATGATACGCTACTCTATATGTATAAGCTTACGTATAATAAATCATTGTTGTTGTTTAAAAATGAGGGAGAGTTGCAGGATCGGTTGCAGGAATGGGTAGATGAGGATCGGAAATATTATTATAAAGTTGGTATACGTCAAATAAAAGGAATATTTCCATCTAGAAAAACATTACTGCGTAGAAACCATTTTGATCGCGATTCACATAGGCCTCCTCATGGTACTATGACATGGCAACAATGGGCAGATAAAGAGAGCGATTTTATGTATTATGCCTGAAGATAGTAGTAGATAAGTAATAAGATAAAAAAAAAAAAAAAAA